TGGTGTCGCCGTAATGGCTGAACACAATAACACGGCCAGCGTGGGTCGGATCAAAGGGCCAGTTCGCCGGTGTCTGTTCTGCGAGCTTGACATAATGCCCCGGCTCTGTCAGCGTGTTCAGATTGTCCTTGGTAAGCAGATAACGCCGGTAGACGAGTGCCTGATTTCCAAGCTCGTCGAGGATCGTCTTGTTTTTCGTGATTTCTTCGTTTATGGTCGTTGTGGACTTCACGAAGATCCCGGAGTGCCATTTGTCAGCCGGTCGGCCGTTTACAATCACCCGAACTGCACCTTCCGGAACCGCTACAGCTGTAGGAGCCGCCGGCGTGCCGGTCAGAGAGTGCTCGATAACACTGTCATTTGCATCGAAGAAAATGCAGATATTGAAGGTGTCGTTACCATGCCCGGTGATATAAAGCTCCGTCTCGTCCTGGAGCGTATACTCAACATAGCCCCATGCGGCGTTGTTGTAGCTCACGCCTTCATTTGAAATGCACTTGCCATCCACGCGCTTAAAATTGACGGCGATCATCTCAAACATGGCCAGATCGGCATTGATGGCCGTTACCTGCTCGCGCACAGCGTCGCCTGCTGTCGCGGCGGTCTTACCGTCTGCTTTGACGCGGATGTCTACCAGCTCAGCATCTGCAGCCGTGCTGAGCCCAGCAGACGGGAGCTTTGAAAAGGTATCCATGCGCGCGGAAAGCACTGCGTCCTGTTCCGTGCGTGCGGCTGTTTCCTCGAGTATTTGTGTCTGCAGGTTCGCCGTCTTTGTGGTGAGCGTTGCGTCTGCGGCTGCCCGTGTTGCTGCTTCCGTTCTGATCTTGGTGGTATAATCTTCCGTCACTGCCGCGGGGATCGTCTGGACATATGCCAGAATGGCTTCGTAAACGCTGACATCATTCGTATATGTTACACCGGTCGGGAAGGTGGCGCGCTCGACCATGACCGCAAAGTTGGCGCTGCCTGCAGTGTTGCCGTTGCCGTCTGTCAGCACGATCTGCGCGATGCCAGAACCGGCGACTGCCGCAATGGCTGCATCCGTCTGGAAGCTGACCACGTCTCCGGAGATGGTGCAGGCATAAGGCCCGAACTGTGTGCCGTCCTGCCGGCGTCCGTGGACTGCCGCGACCACGTTGCCGGGATCCGTCCATGCGCGTGCTCCGTCGATCAACTTAAAGCTGAGCTTGGTGCCGCTGTCCCCTTCGGACATGTGAACCACGACCGGAGCCGTGATTCCAGGCTGAAGGTTCAAAATGCTACTCTGATTGATTATTGCCATGTTTAGCCTCCGAAGACTGCCTGCTCCAGTGCGATGACGCGCTGGGTTAAATTGTCTATTGCATTATTTAAAGCTTGTACTGCACTGCTTGTGCTTCCACTTAGGCCACTGATCTGGTTGCTCAGTGAGTCAAGCTCCCCGGTGATGTTTCTCCCATTCACCACCAATCCAATCAGGTCCATGTAGCTCTGGCCGTTCTCAAAGTTCATATAGCTGTTCCCTGCGCGCAGGATCCCACGCTTCAGGAAACTCGCATTGGTGTTGCCGTCATCCGCCCAGCGGTCGGTAAAGAAACAATTGCCGTATGCCAGATTGACCATGTAGATATATTCACCGCGTGCACCGGTTCTGCTGATCCCGATGCCATTTCCGTCAAGCCCCACGGCTCTGGTTGCGGTGTTAATGTTATCCGTGTTCATGATCATCATGCTCTGCTGCTTATGATCGTTTACGTCAAAATTCTTGCGGATGTTGCCGCCATACCAGCCAGCCAGGGCCTCGATCGCACGCTCTGAGCATCGGTCCGCCCATTTCTGCAGGTCGTACTTCTGCCGCACAAGGTTGTGCTGGTCCTGAGCGATCAGGTCGGACAGCTTCACGTCTGTCTGGCCGATGGTGACGAAATTGTTTTTGCCGAGCAGAACGTCGTACTCGATCGCGGTGATCTTGGCTTTTATATCCACGCCGAAGCGCGGGAAGACGACCGTCACCGTGTCGCAGAGGTTCACTGTCTCCAGTGAGACGATGTCTTCGTACTCCTCCGTGCTGGCCAGATCGACCACGCTCACATTGATCGTTACTGTCGGCACGCCGACCTGGTTGTCCGCGATGTACTTCGTGGTGTACGCGTCGAGCTCCGCCGTGGTGGGTTCCTGTTCGAACTCACTGGAAGCGTCAATGATCAGCATCCGAGGCGTGGGAAACATCTCGCTATACTGTTCGTCGAGCGCCTGGATCACAGATCCGCGCTTAACGTAGTACTGGCCCTGCTCAGTGTTGGTAGAGCTGGATGCCGTGCCCTTCCAGTAGGCGAAGGCGTGCGTGTACAGATCGTCGATATTGATCCGCTCACTGATATCCGTGATGTTCTTGCCGTACCGATACTGCACGCCGTTGTCGTGGCCGCGCTCCTCATGCAGGATCATGCGGAAGTCGTCGTACTCCCACTCTCCGCCGAAAACATTAGAAAGCGCTCCGGAGTCCGTGCCGAGGATCTCGCGCAAGCTGGTTGGCGCCTCATTCCAGAACTCAAGCAGCTGCGTCGCCCAGTCATCTCCGGCCGACTTCGGCTCCGTCGAGAACGTGAACGGACAGGACTGGATCTGTGCGGCGTGTTCGCTTATGTACGAGAGCGCCTGTGCGACGGTCATTTGGTTATACTCGCGCGGCATGTCCGGCGTGACCGGGCAGGTCGCTGTGATTTCCAGAGCAGCTGCTCCGCCCCACTCGCCCCCTGTGATCTCCGTGATGTCGAACAAATGCAAATCGTGCCCGATCGCTGGCTGAGCGTAGATGTAAGTGTTCGTTGTGATCTGCTGGGCGTATCGGCCTGTGGCAGGATAGATCATGGTCAGCGTCCATGTGGATCCGGCTTCCGCGACTTGGTACTGGCCCAGATCGTCCAGCGTGCCGATGACTTCCAGATCGTGATCGTAAAGAACCGGCGTCACCTGGTACGGCACCACCTCGGTTTGGCCAAACTCAGCCACGGCGTAGTAGCTTGCATCATAAGACCGATGCCGTGCGGTGATCTGGATCTCCGCCAGCGTCTTGTCCACGTCCCGGATGATGAACGGCTGCGGATCCTTGCCGAACTCCGGCTCCGCGTAGATGATCCGGTTTGCCGTGATCTCTGCCGCGTGGATGCCTTCGTGCGGATAGCGCATGGATAACTCATAGATGCCATTGCGCTCCTGGTGGACCGTGCAGCTGATCGCGTCCGTCAGTCTTCCGAGGCCGTTGCTGAGATACTGGGTCTCGTTTTCTTCGTAAAGTACAGGAATCATATCGTCCACCACCTCGGCTGGATTTCTATCCGAGTGATCGTGCTGTCAAAAGTGACCACGCTCCTGCCTGCTCCCAGCTTAGGGAAGTCAGACTCGAACGCGATCATATTGTTGCAGTTTATCGTGCCATAGTAGGCGTCCATCCGCTCGCAGTCTATGTCCACATACGGCAGTGTGGACTGCGCGATCTGGATTCCATACTCTCCGACATAAAGGGTGCCGTATCCGTACACACGGATATGCGGCTGAGCCTCGAAGAAGAACGGATTGTCCAGTGCGCCGCCTGACTCCGTGAAGATCTGTGCGACCTCTCCGGCAGTCAGGAAGCGCTGCGGCTTGCACTGGAAAGTCAGATCAAACTCACCCGCCCGCAGGAGACGTTCCGTCACGACGAACTCTGCCGAGTGGATGCCCATGCGGTACTGATCAGGGTGGTACGTGTCGCTGATCCGGCAGTACTTGTCGGCGTGGTTCAGCCATGCCGCGAGGCCCTGTACCTTCAGTGTGAAGTCCTCACGCGCAGATCCTGTGATCCTGTCGCGGCCGATGATAAACGCGGGATAAGTGACCGAAATATTCTTGTAGCGCTTGTTATAGCTGTAGATGTCACCGTTGCGGCCCGGAACCTCAACCACGCTGTAGTCCTTCTCCGGTGCGTTGTACACGCCGTCCCCGGAGACGTACACGCCGAAGTCGGAGAGCGCCTTGCCGTCATAATAAAGCTGATTACGCATAAACCGCTCTCCTTCCCATGGTGCCGTTGTAAATCTTGCTTGCTACTGCATCCGCGATGGCGTTTACATCCTGTCCGGGCGACGCGTACACGTTAATGGTCGGACTGGATCCACTGCCGGCGAGCTCCTGCAGTTTATTCAGACCGAGCACCACTTCCGCACCAGCTCCGTCTCCGAAGCCCTTCGGCCCTGCGGGTGTCTGCAGGACGGTCGGCTGTCTAAACAGCACGCCGTTGTTGTACGCTTTCTTGTACCATTCCACACCGATTGAAGGCATGGAAGGCGGGTTCAGCGACAACTCGCCGGTGATGCTGAAGTGCGGGAGCTTGATCTGTGGAAGTTTCCACTCGAAGTTCATGAGCGACTTCAGCTTGTCCACGCCGTCCTGCACGGTCTGCTTTATGCCGTCCCAGACTTCCTTGACCTTATCCCAGAGCTCCTGCGCCTTGGCTTTGATCAGGTCCCAATTCTGGTAGATCAGCACACCTGCTGCCACAATGCCGGCGACGATCAAACCGCCAGCCAGGAAGGGAGCCGCCGCAGCCGCCACTGCTCCGATGACCGGAATGAAGGCCGTCACTGCTGCCGAGATGGTTCCGATCGTACTGATCACTGATCCGATGCCGACGATGATCTTGCCGCCGATCATAAGCAGCGGACCGATGGCTGCCACGATGGCGCCGATCTTAACAATCATCTCCTGCTGCTCCGGGCTCAGCGCTCGGAACTTCTCCGTCAGTGTGGTGACCGTGCCTGCGAGTGACTGCAGGATCGGGAGTGCCGCCGTCTGGATCGCAGATCCCAGATCAGCCCCGGCGAGCTTGAGCTCGTTCATCGTCATGGCCAGCTGATCGACAGGATCCAGTGTAGCGTTGAAGGTGTCTTCCACAGATCCGGCGAAGCCTGTCAGCGTTCCCTGCAGGTCAGTAAAGCTAATCTGCCCCTGCTGGATCGCCTGAGCAAGCGCCGGCCCTGCCTTATTGCCGAACAGCTCCATGGCCGCCTGATAAGCTTCCGTGTCGGTCTTGCCGCTCTTCAGCGTTCCTTCCAGCTGAGCAAGCGCCTGATCGAGCGGTACGCCTTCTGCGGTCGCGTTCTGCATGGCCTTCTTCAGGCCGGCCATCGCTGTGGAAGCGTCCACGCCGTTCTTGTCCAGATTGCCGAGGAAGTTGGCCGCATCTGCGACAGATAAGCCCATCTGATCAAAAATGACCTGATTGTCCTGCAGCGTAGAAGCCAGTGCCATGACGTCCGCGCCGGTATCCTGGCTGACTGCGTTCAGCATGTCCAGAACAGTGCCGGCCTTGTCTGCCGAGATGCCCCATGCGGCCATGGTGGCCTGCACCTGGTCGATCGCTGTGTTGACGTCCGTGCCGGTGATCTCCGCGAACTTAATAAACTTTCCGGAGACCTCTTCCAGGTCGGACCCCATGAGGTCGAAGCGCGTGTTGACCTCGCCGACTGCATCGGCGGCCGTGTTAAAGTCCGTCGGGATGCTGGTGGCCAGATTCTCCGCGATGCCCTGCAGCTCTTCCAGCTCCTCGCCTGTGGCGCCGGTCTTCTTCGCGACATTGTCCATCGCTTCGTCGACTTCCGCCCATGCAGCCATAGCCGCAGCACCGACAGCCACGATCGGGCCAGTCACGGCCTTGGTCATCCCTGCGCCGAAGCTGGAGATCTTGTTGCCGACCTCGGAGACCTTCTCGCCGACTGCCTTCAGCTGCTGCGCGCCGACGGATCCGAACTCTTTCAGCTCCTCTTTCGCGCTTTTCAGGTTCTGCTCGGTCTCAATGATCTCGCGCTGGAGTGCATCCCACTCAGCTGTGCCCTTGCCAACCTGGGACTGTGCGTCCTTGAGCTGCTGGAGCCGTTCTTCCGTCCCGCTGACCGCGTCCTTCAGAGCCTTCTGCTTCTGCGTCAGGAGCTCCGTGTTCTTCGGGTCCATCTTCAGAAGCTTGTTGATGTCCTTCAGATTGCTCTGGGTGGTCTTTAGTTCTTTATCAACTTTTTTGAGGGAGTCCTGTAGACCTTTGGTATCGCCGCCGATCTCTATGGTGATGCCCTTAATGCGTCCACCTGCCATGTCTTACCTCAGAATTTGTCGAAGTCGTCTTGTGTCGCAAGCTGACGGTATTCGCAGGAGTCGTTCCCCTGTTCCGTCAGCATATCGTAGACATCGCCCACGTCCAGCTGCTCCAGATCAGCCAGCTTAAGACCGATCTGGAAGCACCTGAGCATGTAGAGTCCTATCGTGTAGGGTCTGTCGGTTGGTCTACTTTTTTTTTGGGCTCCGCAGCTGTCTGCTCGTTGCCCAAGTAGAGATCCACGATCTCTGGCGCAGCATACGCGATGGCCGTGCCTTCCAGAGACTCCAGCCACTCCCAGTAGTCGTTGATGGTCAGCGCCCGCATGTCCGCATGTTCCGCGCTTTTCGCCATCACGAAGGCCAGTTTCCCGGCAAACTCCGTGTAGTCGATGCCCTCCAATTCCTTATTGAAGTACGCGAAAAGATTCTCCTTGAAGACCCACTTGAAGCGGATCGGGATGGCTGCGTTCGCCTCCATCGTCACTTCCTGACTACCAAGCTTAATAACTCCGCGCATACTGCTCCTCCTTCGTTTTCTCCCCTATTGTGTTACGCTGCCGGTGTCCACTTAGCGTAGAGCACCAGATTCGCCTCGACCGGTGCCGTGAAGACATATGCCTCCGTCAGCTCCGGATCGCTGAACCATCCCGCGAACGTGTAGCCGGTGCGGGTCGGTGCGGTGGGCTCGGTCAGCAGACTGCCTGCCGGCACGGTTGCCGTCGGAACGTCTGATCCGCCATTGCTTGCGAAGATAACCTCGAAGCTTGCCGGCGACGGCTGATAAACTGCGTTTGTCCATCCTGCATAAACAGATCCGTCTTCAGGCTTACTGGAAGCCTTAACGACTTCGCGATCCATCGCAGAGATGTAGATCGTGCCTGCCTGCAGGCTTACGCTTTCGGTCTGAGGCTCGATCGTGTCTTCCTTCGTCGCTCCGGAGATGGAAGGACGCGTTACAGTGCAGTTGTAAAGCACATGACGAGTCTTGAACTTATCGCCCTTGAACTCAAACATAAGAGCGAAAGGATGGCTCTGTGCATCTGCGGGCTCGACCAGTACGCCGTTTGCGTCCTCGATGTAGCCCATGACATCCTTCTTGAAGGATTCCGGAACCAGTGCGGACTCGAAGTCGCCTTCGTAGCCGTTGTTAGCTTCGCCTGCCCAGTAGACGATGTCGTCCGCATAGAAGCGAACCATCTCACCGGAAGCATCCAGCGAAAGGTTGACAGCGCCAGGCCATCTGACCGGCGTTGCGTATGTTGCGGAGTTGTCATCCGCCAGAGTGGCCACTGCGTACCAAACGTTCGCAAGGCCGTATTTGATCTTGTTCTTCTCAGCCATTGATACAAACCTCCATGCTGTAAGATGTCTGCCACATCCGCTCTGAGTCGATGTATGTGGATTCCTTTGTCCAGGTCATCTCATTTTCATCGAGCACTGCCTCCACGGCAGACTCCAGCGGGATGTCTTTTGTGTCTGTGTACAGCTCGACAGTCAGCACCACCTTGTCGGCGTAGTTGCTGTCGTCTGCGTAAAAGTCGTCATAGTCGTACAAAAAGCAGATGAAAGGCGGCGCCTGCTCCGTGTCGTCCGGAAACTGGTAGAACGCATACGGCAGACCGATGCTCTCGATCATCTGCGCTATCTCTTGATATGTCATAGCTTCTTCTCCAGCTCCTTCTGAAACTCCTCGACCAGCTCCTCCTCGACAGGTGCGATGTGCTCGCGTCCCGGTACAGGATCGAAGGTGCGGCCGGTTCCGTTGCGGCTCACATGCCCATGTTCCAGCAGGTGCGCCAGACCAGGCTGTGACTTGTTGTAAATCGTTGCTGTGGCACCAAGCCGCGTGACTTCGACCTGAGACGTCCAGCCGCTTGCGTACTGCTTGCCGCCGACTGTCGCCTTGGCCTGCGCCTGCACTGCTTTAGCGCCCTTTTTCCCGATGCCCTTCACGATCTCCTCGAGATTGCCGCGTACATCATCGGCATATTCTTCCAGGATCCCCGCGATGTCATCAGAGAACTTTTCCAGCGGTGTCTTAGCCATTGGTGCCGCCCTTCCGCTCAGCGTAGAGTTCGATTACATCGTTCCGTCCAAGGTAAGTCCGGTAGATGCTGTACTTCTGCCCGCGATACTCGCAGACTCTCTCTCCCTCATAATCGCCGGCAAACATACTGAACATAAACTCAGGGTTCAGACCGTTGCGGCCCGCATCGAAGAACTCCGAGCGCGTGATGGAGTTGACCTGGCAAAACACGTTTCGCGCTGTAGGCGTCTCGTGCCAGATTCCATATTCATCTTGCGTCCTGGTCGTTCCGATCAGGGTCAATACTTCAGATCTGTCCATGTGTCACCGTCCAATCTGTATAGCCGGT